TTTAGTAGGAATAACCATTTTATGTTTTTCCCACAAGGCAACATCACTATTCCAATATACAAAGCACTCTTTAGCTTTTGCTAATTCGTAGCCAAGTTCTTGTGTAGGTTTGCCGTCATTTTCAATACGAGCAAGGCAGTTGATAAGTCTTTTTCTTAAAGACCTACGCCACTTTAACTCCCAGCTTGTATCTACTGTTGGTGTGTTATTTGTCATATATATATACTCCTTTGTTGAGAAGTACACTATATAAAATAAAAAAACCCCTGTCAAATCAATGACAAGGGTTTATCTTTTTACGAGGGGAGAAAAGATTTTTAAAAGTCTTTTAGTATATCCATTATAGCATTTTTTAAACTTGATTGAGGGTCGTTATCAAAACTCCACTCATGCCTTTTTAGTTTATCAACAACTAAATCTAATTCTTTTAAATCTTCTGCTAACATTTTATTACTAGATTTTAGATGTTGATTTTCAGTAGCAATTTGTATAATTTTATTATACAAGCCATACTTTTCTTTTACTTCTTCAGCTATTTGTATTTGCATTTTTTATCTCCTTGTTATTTTAAAATAATAGCAAATAAAAATTTATGTGTCAATAGCTTATCCAACAACACTAATTAATACACCCATAAGTAGCCATAATATACTTACATAGATTATTAAATTCATAATTAATTCTCACTTTCTAATAATATTTAACTATAATTATAAATTATTGTCAAGTTAAAATGTCATTAAATCTTGCCATATTACAGCAAAATATATAGTAATACTTATATAAATTAATATTTCTAGCTTTAAGTCCATATTATTTTTTTAATACTTGTATCTTTACTCCGACTTTTCTTAACCATTGTTTAGATATTACAATTAATTCTAATATAAATGTTTGTATTTGTAATTTACTAGCATTACTTATTTTTATTTTAATTATTTTAGTTTCCATAATTAAATATATTATACATTAAAAAATCTGCGTCAATGTTATATAATTGAAAAAAGCTAGTATTATCAATGCTTATTTAAGCAAAATCAAATCATTTGAAATATGCTCTATTATATAGAGTTATCAACAATTTATTTAAAAATATAATAAAATTAATTATACTTGCCTTAATCTTGACACATTATTATAATAGGTTTATAACATTATAAATACTAACAAAAGGAAAAATGTATGAATAATAAACTAAATAAATTATACAATTCAATCGGTGATAATGAATTGAATAATCAAAAAACTACTATGAGTTTAGTAGAAGAGCATTTAAAATTGTTTAATGAAAATAAGTTAAAAGTTGATACTTATTCTTTATTATCTATTTTAGGTGTTAAAAATGGACAAGGAATAAAAGCTGAATTGAAAAGCTACAAACAATTATCTTTTATTACAGCTAAAAGAAAAGCAGTAGTTGATAAGTTATTATTGCCAATAGCTGATTTTAAAAAATTAGTTGAAGTAGAAACAGCTAAACCTAAAGCCAAAACAAAAACTGAAAAGAAAAAAAACAAGGAAGAAAAGAAACAAATTGTTGAATTAGATTATGCTGTAAATAAATCTAATGACTTAATTAAAAAAAATGTTATTAGAACAACAGCTAATAATATTGTTCTTCCAATTTGCTTTTTAGCTAGTCAAGATAAATCAAATTACACTTTTAAAGATAATAAAGTAAAAGTGAATATTAAGAATTTATCAGTTGAAGTAGTTAAATCAGTATTTGGTTTTAATAAAGATAAAGCTGAAGTACACGCAATGCAATGTAATTTAGCTTTATTAACTAAACTTGCTAAAGCTGATTTATTAGATGTTGAAGTAAATAGAGGTCAAGCTGAAGTTGAAGAAGTTGAAAATTTAGAAGATGCTGTTGAAGATACAACAAAGTCTGAATTTTCTGAAGAAAAGGCAAACAATATCGTTAGAGGTATTTCAGCTATGTTGAAATATTTAGATGATAACGAAAGCTATGACCATATTCTTCAAATACAAAATTATATTTCTGATTTAGAAAATTATGGTTTTGAAACTGAAAGTATTGTTGAAACATTAAGAAAGCAATCTAACAACACAATTAATAAAGACCTTTATGGGTCGTGGGTTGCTGATAATTCAACAAAATTGACAGCTAATACAATGGCAGAATTGAAAAAACAATTTGCCAATAAATATAAAATAGCAATCTAAATAATTAAGCCCTTATTAATAAAATAATAGGGGCTTTTTTATATGCGACAAAAAGAACAAAGCAAGAACATATTGCCACATTTTAGCCACATTATTATTTTAAAATAAAGTATGACAAAAAAACATTTTATATTAATAGCAAATGTATTATCTAGTTATAAACCCATTAATACTAAACTTATTAATGAACTAATGGATATATTTGAAACAATTAACCCAAACTTTAAAAGAGGTTTATTTTTAAAGCAAGTTATGAAAGGGGGTAAATAATGGAAGAATTATTAAAGCAATTAATAAAAGAAATTAATACTTTAAATCAAATTCTTTTAAGCAGTCAAATGGGGGAAAATTTAAGAAATACCCCGATTGATAAAGCTAATAAAATAAGTGAGCATTATAAAAAGTTTTTAAATAAACTTAAATAATATCAAGCCATATAATTAGGAAACCCCCCGAAACCCCTTGTAGAAATACAGGGGGTTTTTTAGTTTATAGCTTGTAGTTAACGGGGGGGTTTGTAGATACAAAATTTCACACCCCCTAATTTCCCCTGAAGTGGTAACCAAATAATTTTAGGGTATATCAAAAATAAACTTATTTGAAAGCTAGGGAAATTTTAGGGTTTGCTTTAGGGTGACCCCTAGATTTTGCCTAGTAAATTCAAGGGTACTAGGGCAGGGGGTACACCCACCCCTATATATAGTATATGTACCAACACCAGAAAATCTCCAAAGTCCTTGTTAACCAACTCTGGGCTATATTTGTGGATATAATATTCCGACAATATCCCTAGGAATACCCTAGGGGGTAGTTCTAAAAATAGGTATGGTATAGATGTAAAGGCTCCCCTGGGGGTTCCTATGAACATTATACACCCCATATCGAATTTTGTCAACAATAAAATCTGTAAACTTTGTCACACCCAAAAATAACGCTTGACAAAATTACATATAGGCACTATAATGGTAAGTATATGTTTTATTTAAGGGACACACGCAAACATAACACAATAAAACACAGGGTCATCACAAATAAAACATATAAAATGACAGAAATAGACAAAAAACTAGTAAAGAATCTCCCATTTGGTGAGATAATGGAATTAATTAATGCAAAACATGGATTCTTCTATAACGAAAACTCAAAAAAGAAACTTGACCGATATGCAGGAAAAGTTTCTAGACGTATTGTTCGCAGAAGCAAAAGGAAATCCACGAGAAGCAGCACGATTGGCTGGCTATTCGGAAAATAGCTATAGCAAAGTTATAAGAAATTTGAAAAAAGAGATTACAGAATTAGCGGAGAACCATTTATCAACGCACTCTGCTCAAGCGGCTAATAGGTTAATCGCCTTACTAGATGAAGACGGCACTACTCCACAGGCAAGTATTCGTCTAGCAGCCGCCAACTCAATTTTAGACAGAGTAGGTATTGTTAAAAAAGATCAATTAGATATTAACATGAAAGCTCTGCACGGTATATTTATATTACCAGCAAAAGATAGCCCAGAATCAAAGGATAAAAAATAATGGCAGGACCTATTATACCTCTTATACTTGCAGCAGCAACGAAAGCGGGTGGAAAAAAACTTCTTAAAAAGTATGGTGAAACAAATCTTTTAAGGTTTAAAGATTACACTAAAAATTTGTTAAAAGAAGCTAAACCTTTAATACAAAAAAGTTTAAAAAAAGCACCATTAGAAACTAGGAATTTTAAAGGTGCTAGAGGTGCACCAATTAAAGTAAAAGAAAAATTACTTAAGATTGATAAATTACAAAAAGTTAATACTCAAAACTCTATGTATGATAAAGTTAATCCTAATATTATACAACATACAAGAAGAACTTTAAATAAACTAGAAAAAAAAGTTAAGTCTGATTATAAAAAAACTGATAAGGGTAAAAAAATTAAAAAAGAAGATAGTGATTTTAGAAAATTTAAAAAGGAACAAAACGAAAGACCCACTATCTCTAAAGACTTTTCGTAATAGTGGAACCAATAAAGATTAAAAAAAGGGCAAGAACTATACCATTTGGTTTTAAACAATCAAATGATCCTAATTATCTGGAACCAGTAAGAGAAGAATTAGATGCTCTTAATCAAGCAAAAGATTATTTAAAAAATTGTTCATTAAGAGAAACAGCATCTTGGCTAAGTAGAAAAACAGGAAGATACATATCACATGTCGGACTTAAAAAACGAATTGAACGAAGTGGCTCCTCCGAAGCCCAAGAAAATAATTCAAAAGAAAGCCAAGAAGTCAACACAACAGATTCTAGCTCGCAGTCGTAAGAAAGTTGCAAAGGCAGAACAGTTTTTAAGATCTGCCAAACGGTCAGCAGAAAATATTAAAACAAAACTGTTAACTATAGATAAATCTTTACAGGGTAAAGAGACTCAACTAATTACGGAAGATCAAATCGAGAGTGCTCCTAAGACAATACAAGAGCACATAAATCAGCAAGAGGTTATCTTTAAACCTAACTCAGGTCCACAGACACAATTTCTTGCAGCTTCTGAAAGAGAAGTTTTTTATGGTGGAGCAAGAGGTGGTGGTAAATCCTATGCGATGCTAGTAGACCCACTTCGATACTGTTCCAAAGCTCATCATCGAGCACTCCTAATAAGGCGGACAATGCCAGAGTTAAGAGACTTAATTCAAAAGTCTCAGTTACTATACTCGAAAGCATATCCAGGAGCAAAATGGAGAGAGCAAGAAAAAGAGTGGCGATTCCCATCGGGAGCAAAGATAGAGTTCGGTTACGCAGAAAACATGACGGACGTTTTACGTTACCAAGGTCAATCCTACACATGGATAGGAATAGACGAACTTCCACAATATCATTCGCCAGATATATATAATTTTTTAAGATCATCACTTAGAAGTGTAGATCCTGATATTCCTGTGTTTATGAGATCCACAGGTAATCCAGGCAACGTTGGTTCACAATGGGTACGAGAAATGTTTGTAGAACCAGGAGAACCTAACACAGCTTTTGATGTAGGAATAGATACACCTAACGGTAAAAAATATATTACTCGTAGATTTATTCCAGCTAAATTACAAGACAATCCCTATCTAATGCAAACTGATGATTATTATATCATGCTTGCATCATTACCCGAAGTACAAAGAAAACAATTTTTAGATGGAGATTGGGACGCATATGAAGATTCAGCATTTCCAGAATTTAATAAAACAACTCACGTGGTCGAACCTTTCGACATACCTAGGGGTTGGTATAAATTTCGTGCTGCTGATTGGGGTTATTCTTCTCCTGCTTGTGTGCTTTGGTTTGCTGTGGATTATGATAACAATCTCTGGATCTATAGAG